TTCGGCAAAGATTGACGGCATCATCGCCATTATCATGGCCGTGCATTGCCACTTGGACAATGTTTACACCTCGGAATCGTTTGGTTTCCGCACGCTTGAGTGGTAAAGTCGCGGGAAACGGAGGCCAAACATGGGAATCCTAGACATTTTCAAGCGGAAACAAGTCCAAAACAACGAAGCAAACACGTTGTTTGGGCAGACCGCGCTAGGTAACAACGTCGTTTATCAGGGCGACAACCGCAGGCCGACGGTCAATACGCAGATTCTGTACGTCACCACAAGTGCCGTTACAGACGCAGGGCGGGTGGTGGATGTATCCACCTTGTCCCGAAATAGCACGGTGATGGCAGCACTTGGCGCAAAAGCCCGCGCTTTGAGTCAGTTGCCCATCAAGATCATGTGCGAGTTGGACGACGGCACAGTGGTCGATGCGGTCAAGGATTCCCGCGTTTCTACCCGGAACAAGACCAAAGCCCAACAAGTTCTGACCCTGCTACAGAACCCCAACCAATTCCAAAGCCAATACGAGTTTTGGTATCAGTGGTTGATGTGGCACGACCTCTTGGGCGAAGCCTTTACGCTTTGGTGGCGCAAGGATCAAAAGAATCCTACGCAGACGCCTACCGAGATGTTCATTCTCGATTCGACGCTGATTGCGGTCACGCTCACCCCGACCCGCTACCCGTCGTATCGCCTGTCCACGCCTTCCTACGGGTTTTCCAAGGACGAGCCGCTAGAGTATTACCAAGTCATGCATATCAAGGATATGCCTTGGCAGGGTTCAGCGGGCTTCAACAAGGGCATCCTTGCGGTGGAGTTGGTCGGTCTAGATCAGGACATCGACCTGTACGCCAACTACGTCATGCAGAACGGCGCAAAGCCCTCGGGGATGTTCGTCACCGAATCGGTTATTCCTGACGCTAAGTACAAGGAAATCGCGGCGCGGCTCAAGGAAGCATGGTCGAGCATGACGGGTTCTCGCACAACCGACCCGTCCAAGCCCGGTCAGGGGATGCTGTTGGATCAGGGCATGAAGTACGAACCCCTGAAGATGCTTTCCCTGCAAGACGCCGACGCTGCGGCGTTAAAGCTCCAAACAATGAAGCGGATTTGTGGTTTGTTCGGCGTGCCCCCGGCGATGATCGGAATCGCAGACGGGAAGTACAACAACACGCAAACGATGTTGGACGAATTCTACAAATCCACGATGTACCCGATCATCGTGAACATTCGTCAGAAGCTCAAGCAACATTTACTAGCGGGCTACCCCTCACTGTGCGTAGAATTTGACACGCAGCAATTCCTTATGGGCGCACCGCTAGACCAAATGAATTATGTGGTGGCGGGCGTAAATGCAGGCATACTTACGCCCAACGAGGCTCGGGAATACCTTGGGCGGCACACGATGGACGGGGCTAGTGAGTTGGTCAGCAAGAACGCGACTCAAAAGCCCATTGCGGGAAGTTCACCACAAGACACGGGCGGCGGCGGCGGGAATCAGACCCGACGCATGAACATCGGCACAACTTGACCGAATATGGCAGTTCACGCAAAATTGTTAGCGGCACTTGCAAACCAAGTGCGTCGGCCTGCGGAATTGCCTATTCAGGTTCCGCGCCTGATGTCCCCGAAAATACAAGACATAAACACGACGGTCTTTGAAGGGGTCATCAATGAAACAAATCCAACTGATCTGCGAAGCAAAACTGGTTCTACCCGAGGCGGCAGGAAACCAAGAGCCAAGCGGAAAGATTGAAGCCACCGTCACCACTTGGGGGCCGCGTGAGGGCGCTGATGGTCGGCGCTTCTTTTACAAGCCGGAAGGCTTTATGCAGTGGGCAAAGGAATTCGCTGACACCAAGCGACCGCTGCCCATGTTTGTCAATCACAACGCCGATGCAATGCCGGTGGGTGAGTGGACTGCATTCGAATTCACTGACAAGGGCATGATGGCAGAGGGCCGTCTGTACCTGAACACCACTCAAGGGTCTGATCTGTATCAAGTGATGACCGAATCCCCGGCTATGTTCGGCGGTGTCTCTGTAGGAGCATACGCAGATGAATACTGTATGGTCGATGCTGAAGGCAATCCCCTCCAAAGCGGTAGCGACATGGAGGAAGGTTATTTCCAAATTTCGCAAGGCGGACTCCGAGAAGTCTCCGTCGTAATGCATCCCAACAACCCGATGGCAGAGGTTCACAAGTTGGAATTCTTCCGACCTGATGGCACTGCTGATCTCAAGATTTTGGAGAAGGCTTTGCGTGACGCAGGGCTGTCCAAGAAAGATGCGGTCGCTGCCGCATCTACCTTCAAGAAAGTGTTGGAGCAGCGTGAGGTTGTGACGACCGTTCTTGAAATTGCGCCGACTCAGGGTGAGCCTGATGCGGAAGCGACCGAAGCCGAATTGCTTGCTGCCCTTGAGCAGCGGGAAATTCTCAAGCATCTTTCCAATCGTCTGAAAGGCTGATCATGTCTAAGGAAATCATCGAAAAACTGGACGCAATCGAAGCGTCTACCCTTGCCAAAGCTGAAGAAATCGCAGCCAAGGCTAACGAGTCGGTCGAAGCTGCCAAGGCTGAACTGACCGAGAAGGTCGCCACTTTGGAAGCCAAGGTTGCAAGCCTGAACGCTCCCGGCCTGATTCGTCCCATCGCCAAGTCGGTTCGCACCGATGTGAACCGTGCGGTGCGTGAGCAACTGCGTGACTACGCCAACGGCGGCAAGAGTTTCGAGAAGGAACTCAAGATGTTCGCTGACGAGTCGCAGTATTACGCGTACATGAACGAAGCCTCGCAACTGACCGCAGGCGGCGATGGCAAGGGCGGTCGTACCGCATACGATCCCGTGTTCGTGGCTCTGCGTATGTACAACCCGATGCGCGGCCTGTCGCGTACCGTGGCTACCGAGGGTTCGTCCTATCAGTTCCGGGTGAAGACCGGCAACGCAGGCGCACAGTGGGGCTATGCCGTGCAAAATAACGGCGCAGCAACGACTGAAAACACCTCGATTTGGCAACTGGTGCTGAAGGACATCAACGTCCAATTCCCGATCCGTACTGCCGCACTTGACGACATCGACGGTTTGGAAGCGAACGTGGTGGACGATATGCTTGCCGAATTCGCGCAAGCCGAAGCCCTGTCCATGATCATCAACGACGATCAGACCGGCACGGGCACTTCGGTGACCACTGGCGGCGCTGATGGTCTGCGTGGTTTGGATCAGTACGGCGGTGCAAATGCCACCTACGCAGGCGGCACCACCTCCACGGCTGCCTTTGGAACCTCGGGTACTTCCTCGACCTCCGGCCTGCACTCGCTCGCAACGTATGACCAATTGACCACGAACGGTTTTGCAAGCACGAACAACGTGACTTTCCAAGACCTCGTGAACGTGGTTTATGCGCTGCCGCAAGCCTACTGGACGCCGAACGCCAAGTGGATGATCAACCCGGTCATGCTCTCGGCAATTCGCGGCCTGAAGGACAACCAAGGCACGCCGATCTTTGAGCGTATGCACCCCGCTGCTGAAGACGGTATCGTGGGCAAGCTGCTCGGCTTCGATGTGGTGGTCAACACCTATGTTGACACCCCCACCGCTGCCGGTGCTTCCGCAGGCACGACCGTCAAGTACCCCTTGTACTTCGCAGACTTCAGCCGGTTCCACACGATCATCGACCGTCTGAATATGGTTATGCGCCGGTACGACCAAACGGCCCCCGGTTTCATAACTTTTTTCGGCGAAAAGCGACTCGCAACCTCGGTACGCGACCCCAACGCCGGTGTGCGTTATCGCTCCACCGCCACGGGCGCTTGATGGGAGAGGGGGCTTCGGCTCCCTCTTTTTCGCGGGGACTTCATGCCAAAACCAAACGATGCAATGAAAGCCGAAGCCAAGCGCGGACTAGCTTGGCGTGAGGAATTCAAGCGCGGTGGTACAGCGGTCGGTGTGGCGCGTGCGCGTGACATTGCCAACGGTGCTGATCTATCGCCTTCTACGGTTGCTCGGATGGTTTCTTACTTCGCAAGACACGAAGTAGATAAGAAAGGCGAGGGTTGGAGTCCCGGCGAAAAAGGATACCCTTCAGCGGGGCGAATCGCGTGGGCATTGTGGGGCGGCGACCCCGGCAAAACTTGGGCAGAAAAGGAACACGCCAAAATGAAGCAATCGGCCAATCAGCCTTCGGTCATCACCGAAGCATTCTTGGATGCAATCAAGACCGCGATCATTGAGGATCGTCGCGTCACGGTTGATGTTGCCGAAGCCTCGGCGCTTACCGGCTCCGGCTCGGGCATTGGTGGCCGCGTCATCTTTGACGACGCCTTCGCTGCCTTGCGCTACGCAAACCCCTTCCGTCAGGGCGCACGCATTCGGGACTGCGACGGTTCCGATATGCAGTTCGTCGCCAAGACGGGTAACGCCACCAACCAAGCGGGCAACCCTTGGGGCTACGCGGTGCAGAACAACCTTGGTTCTCCCGACACGAACACGACCATTTGGCAGCTTCCCGTGCGCGTCGTTGCTGCGCGCCTGCCGATTCGCTCGGCTGTCCTGTCCGACGTGAACAACCTCGACGCCACGCTTGTCGAAGACCTGATGCTTGAATTCGCGCAGCTTGAGGGCGCGTCGATGGCGATCAACTCCGACCAAGCCGGATCGACCACCACCACCACGGGCGCAACCGATGGTCTGCGTGGGTTGGATATGTACCTCGACGGTGCAACGTCAGCCTACGGCACCTCGGGCACCGCGATCACCAACGGCATCCACACGATTGCCACGCAAACGGCTACGACCGCGATTGCCTACAACGACCTGACCGCTGCGGCCTCCAAGCTGCCCGGTCAATACTGGTCGCTTCCCGGCACGGCTTGGCACATTGCTCCGGCGACTATCGAACTGCTGCGCGAACTCAAAGACACCAACAACCTCCCCATCTTCCTCGAAACGGGTGACGATGACGGTGGTGCGGTGGCGCACATCTTCGGTTGGCCCGTCATCCCCAACCCCTATCTGTCGGCAACGTACCCGATCTACCTTGCCAATTGGCCGCGCTTCCTGACGATCTGCGACCACACCGAATTCAGCATTCAAATGATGGAACAGACCCTCCCCGGTTTTGTGACCATGTACGCTGAAAAGCGCGTGGTAAGTTCCGTGCGCGACTGCTTTGCCGGGGTGCGGATCAAGCTCTAAGGGGTTGTCATGTCAGTCAACAACTATCTGACGTATGGCGGGCCTGCCCTTGCGCCGACCCGCAACCCCTTCAATTACGCGAAGTTTGAGCAGATCAACCGCGACAACGTGACGCCTTGGCTCACGCTTGAGGAAATCACGCAACAGCTAAACCTGTTTAACGACGAGTCTCAAGACACCTACCTGTCGATGCTTGAGGTTGCGACCCGTCAGGCTATTGAGGACTTGATTGGTCTGCCGATCATGCCGATCAGCTATCGGGTGTACTACAACGCGAGCAGTCTGTACGGTGTTCCGTTGTCGCTTGATCTTCCCGAAGTCAGCCCCGGCAACATGAGCAGCGTGGGATGCGCCCCGAACAACAACGGGGTCATCATCAACAAGGTCGGGTATTGGAACGACGACACGCCTTCGGTCTTTACCGCGCTCACGAGCAGTCAGTATATGTACGACAACAGCGGCAACAAGGTGATCCTTGCTGACCTCCCGAGCGACCTCAACGTGTTTATGACCTCTCCGGTGGTTTGTGAATACACGGTGCAGCCTAGCCCCTTGGCGGCGTATCCCGTGATCAAGCAGGCCGGTCTGCTGCTCTTGACTCACCTTTACAACAACCGCAGCAACAGCACCGAGGGAATGCTCAGAGACATCCCCTTCGGCGTGACTGCTCTCTTGCGCCCCTACAAGCCACTCGTACTTTAGTCATGTATCTCTATTGGATTCATTCATCAGATCACTCTGATCCAATGACTCAGGGATACATCGGCATTGCCGAAAACTTTGAGCAACGAATGTTTGCTCACAAGTCTTGCGCCAAAACAGGCAAAGAGGAAACGCTTTACAAAGCCATTCGCAAACATGGTTGGGACAACTTGACGAAGGAAGTTCTTGTCATTGCGGATCAAGGCTATTGCAAAGATTTAGAGCAGAAGATGCGGCCCAAGGCGCGAGTTGGTTGGAACATTGCAGTTGGCGGCGATGGGGGTGGCTTGCATCTGAAGGGTGTTAAGCAATCAGAGCAACACCTTGCCAACAGGCGCAAAGCATTGATAGGTCGATCATGTGGCTTCAAGGGAAAGACTCACAGCGAAGAAGCAAAGAATAAGTGTCGATTGGCTCATCTTGGGAAACCCAAAACCGCCGAAAGTAAGCAAAAAAATGCTCAAGCACACATGAAAAAGATCAAAATCAATGATGTTGTGTTTGACAGTTGGAAAGACGCAAACGAAGCGACCGGCATCCCGCTTGGCAGCTTGTCTTACTTGTCAAAAAATGTCCCGACCAAAGGCAAGTGGGCGGGCATTCGGGTCGAACGGGTGATGTAAATGGCAATCGCACGGTTTGAGAACATCGCGGTAAACAATCTGACTTTCGGCAAGTCGGATTTTGGCGAGCAATCGACCACTCAAACCAAGTGGTTCGATACCCGTGCGCGTGTCTCAGACGTGTCCAACAGTCTTCGCATCTCCGAGAAGTACCGTCTTTATCAAGACATCGTGCAACTCACGCTGAACTACACGCCCAACACCAAGCTGATGGTGGATCGTCAAGACCTGTATTCGATCACTTGGCGCGGGCATGAGTGGCGCATCAGCGACTGCCGAGAGGCTAACGACCGCATGAGCATCACCTTCATGTGCTATCGCAACGATCCTGTGGCGGCGGTCTGATATGGCACAGAGCAATCCCGTCGTCTACGGCAAGGCAATCCAAGCGGCGCTGCAAGCTGTCGTTACGCCTGTTCCTGTCTATGCGGCGTTCAACCGGAACTTTGCGACTCAACCCAAGTTTGTGACTTGGTTCCTGCGAAACATCCATCAGGACGTTTACACAGGTCAGAACCAAAACAACAAAGGGATTGATCGGCCAATCTTCCAAGTCAGCATCTTCACGCAACAGATAGAAGACGGTTTCACAATTTCCAATCAAATCCTACAATCCTTGCATGGCTACAGCGGTTTGTTTGGGGGTTCACCAAACGGCATCTATGTGTCCAAGGTTGATGTGATGTGGCTCTATAACTCGTATGACAACGAAGAAAAACTCGCGCAGATTTTTCTAGATTGTCAACTCGACATTCCAACATAAGACAACCCGCGTCTTTACAGAAAGGAATCAAACATGGCCCTCCCAAACAAAGTGCTTCCCGGTTTTAGCGCATCGCTTTACGCTCAACCGTCTGCATCCCCGACCCCCCTGACCACGGCGCAACTGTCTCTTGTGGCAAGCGTGTCTCCCATTGCGGTGTCGGGCAACATCCTGAACGTCGAGGCTGTCCCGGCCTTCTGTCAGGACGACGCAATGGCTAACTTCTCGGTTGCGGGGTCGCGTCAGTCTGACAAGATTCCCACCCAATCTGCACCGACCTCCCTGACGGTCACCGCAGCTTGGAACCCTTCGGATGCCGGTCTGTTGCTGATGCGTGGTGATGCTTACAACGGCACCGTTGACCGCACCTTTGTGGTTTCGGCAACTGACGGCACCAACATCGTCTATTACGCTTTCAACGGTCGCGTGAGTCAGTTCCAAATTGACGCAC